CGGTCTTCAAACGAAGTTGATTAATCAAGAGCTTAAAAGACGTTATGGCATTAAGCCGGGCAAAGATGTTTCAGAAGATGAAGATCCTTGCTGGGATAACTACAAACAGGTTGGTATGAAGAAAAAGAACGGAAAAGAAGTTCCTAACTGCGTGCCAGAAGAGCAGCAGATAGAGGCTTATTTTGAAGAACTAATGGGTGAGTGGGCAGATCAGCCTATCAGCGAGATGTCACCTGAAGAACTAGCAAACATGGTCGATAAGCGTGGCCCGCAAGAGTCACCTAAAGAGTACATTAAGCGAAAGTACGAAGACCTAAAGAAACTATCTGCAGAAGTAGGTCACAATGCTGAAAAGGATCTGATCCGAAAAATTGCTATGCAAAAGGATCAACTAAAACAAGCATACGAGCTACTATCAAAGAAAGAGTCAGCAGAAGCAGAAGACGACGCGGTCACAGAGCAGAAGTCACCACTAAGTGAATTTATTCTCAGCTTTTATGATCGTGCATCGGGTTCTTTCCCTAAAGGCGAAACAGCCATTCTTACTATGGTAGAAAAAGATTACGGCGACGAGTTCATAGAACCAGCAAAAACCTTTATCGAAAGAGTCAACCAAACGTTCGAGCAGTATAACTCGAGCGGAATGCAAGAACCGGCACCGGCAGTAGCTGCTCCGGCAGAAGACAGCGAATTTGATCGCATTAGACAGCTAGCTGGTCTCTAAGACCAGCTAAGTTGTTCATTTTCTTAGAAAAAATCGCTTGACAAGATAAATAACATTGTGTAGTATTAAACATGTGCTACACACTTAAGGCACTGAAAACATAGGCAAATAGGCAAAATTAGGAGGCATATAACTATGGCATCATTAGCAGAAATCCGCGCGAAACTCAAAGAGCAAGAAGCAAACAAAGGCGGAGGCAACAACACACCTGGCGACAACGCCGTTTATCCATTCTGGAACATCAAAGAAGGCGAGAGTTCAACACTACGCTTTTTACCTGATGGCAATACTGAAAACACATTCTTTTGGCAAGAACGTCTTATGATCAAACTGCCCTTTCCTGGCATTAAAGGCGAAACTGACTCACGTCCAGTGATTGTATCAGTTCCCTGCATGGAAATGTATGGCAAGACTTGCCCGATCCTTTCTGAGGTACGTGGTTGGTTCAAAGATCCGAACCTAGAAGACATGGGTCGTAAGTATTGGAAAAAGCGTTCTTACATCTTCCAGGGCTTCGTAACAGACGACGCACTTAAAGAAGACAATCCGCCAGAAAACCCTATCCGTAGGTTTATCATCGGACCACAGATTTTCCAAATCATCAAGCAGGCTCTTATGGATCCAGACATGGAAGACTTGCCAACTGACTACACAGCTGGCGTTGATTTCCGTCTGAACAAGACCAGCAAGGGCGGCTATGCTGACTACTCTACATCAAACTGGGCACGTCGTGATCGTCCGCTATCTGAAACAGAAATGAAAGCTGTTGAAGAGCACGGTCTCAAAGACCTAGCAGAGTTCCTGCCAAAGGAACCAGACGAAACTGTACTGAAAGTAATCAGTGAAATGTTTGAAGCTAGTGTCGACGGCGAACCGTACGATCCAGATCGCTGGAGCCAGTACTACCGTCCAGCAGGCATGGCGTCAAAGACAGGCGATCCTAACAAGGAATCAAAGCCAGAGTCAAAGCCAGCACCAAAGGCTGAATCAAAGCCAGAACCGAAAGCTGAGTCAAAAGTTGACGTTAGTGAAGAGGAAGGTGAACTTCCTTGGAACGAAGACAAGACTGAAGACAAGGCAGAGGAAAAGTCAGAAGGCAGCGGTAGCGCCCAAGACATTCTGTCAATGATTCGTTCACGTCAGAACCAGTAATAGCACACAGGGGGAGCAATCCCCCTTCTTTTAATTAATAGAGGAGTCACTATGGCTAAATCTTTCGATCCGACTAAATTTCGAAAAGAGTTAACAAAATCGATTACCGGTATGAGTGCCGGCTTTAATGATCCTACGGATTGGATCTCAACAGGAAACTACGCTCTCAATTATCTTATCAGCGGCGACTTTTACAAAGGTGTGCCATTGGGCAAGGTAACAGTGTTTGCTGGCGAGTCGGGTGCAGGTAAGAGTTATATCTGCTCAGGCAACATTATCAAAGACGCACAGGACCAAGGCATCTACGTTGTGTTGATCGACTCAGAGAACGCACTAGACGAAGCATGGCTACACGCGCTAGGCGTAGAAACTGGTGAAGACAAAATGCTTAAACTAAGCATGAGCATGATCGATGACGTTGCTAAAACAATGTACACCTTCATGCAGGACTACAAGGAAATGGCAGAAGAAGACCGTCCTAAGGTACTGTTTGTAATTGACAGCCTTGGTATGATGATGACACCTACTGACGTTGATCAGTTTCAAAAGGGTGACATGAAAGGTGATATGGGTCGTAAGCCCAAAGCACTCGCAAGTCTTGTTCGCAACACTGTAAACATGATCGGTGCCTACAATGTAGGTCTTGTGTGTACTAACCACACATACGCAAGTCAAGACATGTTTGATCCAGATGACAAGATCTCGGGTGGTCAAGGCTTTATCTATGCCAGCTCAATTGTAGTTGCTATGAGAAAGCTCAAACTCAAAGAAGATGAAGACGGCAATAAGATTGCTGACGTACGAGGCATTCGTGCAGCATGTAAGGTAATGAAAACACGCTACGCAAAACCATTTGAAAGTGTGCAAGTAAAAATCCCTTATGACGGCGGCATGAATCCATACTCAGGACTTGTTGATTTGTTTGAGAAGAAAGGACTTCTTGTTAAGCAAGGCAACCGTCTCAAGTACATTGATTCAAACGGCGAAGAGCATCTAGAATTTCGCAAGAAGTGGACAGGTGACAAGCTCAATATGCTAATGGATGATTTCTATAAGATCAGCGACCCTACTGAACAAGAGGTAAATAGCGCTGACGAAGAAGATACCCAAGATCATATTGAGGAGCCAACTGGGAATGAATGAAGAGCACGTAAGCGAAGTATGGATGCTGTTTAAACAGTATATGGATAAGAAGCAGATAGAAATAGCTGCTGAAAAGTATATTGACATGCTTGCAGATCACGGCGTCGATGACGTCGTGTTGCAAGATGCAATGGGCATGGACGCCGTCTTAGATGACGCAATCATCTACTATCTTGACCTAGATGCAATAGACGACGAGGACTAACATGGGTTGGTACAGCACAGTATCAAAAGACATCTCTAGAATTCCAGATGCTATTCAGTATTACGAATCGGAACTTGAAGATGCTCGCCTTGAAGTAAAAATCAAAGGAAGTCTTGAAAAAGCCTCAGCAGAAATGCCAGGGGTAATAGAGCATCGCTTTAACCAACTACAAGAAATTGAAGCTGTGTTAAACTACTTGAATATAGAACTGCGTAAAATACGCAGTTCTTATTTTAAGAAATACCTTGAAAATTACCAGCGAGCTCTCAGCAGCAGAGATGCAGAAAAATACGTAGACGGTGAAAAGGCAGTGGTAGACTACGATCTACTCATAAACGAATTTGCACTACTGCGTAACAAGTGGTTGGGCATTCTAAAAGCCCTAGACTCCAAAGGATTTTCTATCAACAATATTATAAAACTTAGAGTAGCCGGACTAGACGATGTCTCTGTAATATGAAAAAATTTATAATCAGACTAGCAGACTATCCGGAAAGCATAAGACTGTCAGAGTACTGTATGAGCACAGCCAAGAATCATGGCTGGCAAGACTTAGAGTACTTTGACGGTGTTAATGGTCTTAAAGAAGGTCTACGCGATTACAATCTCAAAATTAACAAAGGTTTGCGCAAAGCTAGAAAGGGATATTCAAGAGGAACCGCGGGTTGCTTTTTGAGTCATTACAATTTATGGAAGAAATGTGTTGAGCTAAACGAAACAATTTGTATTCTTGAGCACGACTGCGTAGTAGAACAACCCTTTCCAGAAGTATCATTCCAAGACGTGATAAAGTTTACAGCAGGCGAAGACGGGTACGAAGCACCTAGTGGCTACTGGACTCACAGCAGCATGGCCTATTGTGTATCGCCTGCAGGCGCTGAGAAGTTAGTTCGTTACACAGACGAAGTCGGAGTACTTCCGCCAGATATGGTATTAGGCGATGCTATAGTAGACCTAGTACTGTACGATCCAATTAACTCTGTTATAGGCTACCTTGCTCCGAATCACGACGGAACTGTTAGTTTTTGTCAGCATCTTGAGAAGAAGACGAAAGGGTAACTTCCTCGAACGCGATCATAAGTTAATAAATATAGCAAGTATATTAACTTGTATTTTGAAACAGAGGAGTTTTTGTTGAAAGTCGTAGCATTATCGGAAATTTATAAAAAGAAAAAATTAAGAGTTGTAAACGGGTTACAAGCTAACGGTGACTCGTTCTGCCTTTTTCCTTATGCAAAATACCCTGAACACGAAGCCGATTGCTACTTTCAGTTCAACATCTTTAATCAGTAAAGCAATCAAAGACGCCGGTAATTTATCGTTTAGCGCATAATAAGGAAAGAAAAATTCTCCAGTTTAATAAGATTGTTGCCCTAAGGGTACTAAGCGAGCTAACTTCGATCTTGCAAAAGAACGGAGTTAAGTATTGGTTGCAAGATGGCACTTTGCTAGGATATTATAGAGAAAGGGACTTAATATCTCATGACAATGATACTGATATCGGGCTATTTTGGAGTGACATCTTGTCTAATAAAGTGTTTTTGGATATTATAGAACACGGATTTGTTCTCTATAAAATAAAAGGCTACATGGAGGATTCTTTGATGCTCACTTTTACTAAAGATGAGCAAAAAGTTGACTTGTTCTTTTATTATTACAGCAGTGATGGACGAATTTATCATACTGCTCTAGGAAAACATTGGCGAGTAGTAAACTACTTTTATCACCCGTTCGAGGTAAAAGAAGTTAATTTCTTAGGGTACTTCTTTTATGTGCCCTGCAACGAGCATGACTTTATAGTTACAAAATATGGAGATGAATGGCATATACCAAAGGCAAAATGGGATAACATAAACTCCCCAGAAAATGCAACAGTAACTGACAAATTTGTAGACATCAAACAGTGCAAAAAAGAGTTTAGGCACTGGTTACGAAAATAGATAACTAAGGACAGTCAAATGAGAAGGGTTATTACTTATGGAACATTTGACACGTTCCATTACGGGCACTTAGAGATACTTCGTAGAGCTAAGTTATATGGCGACTTTCTTATAGTAGGTGTGTCAACTGACAAATTTAACGAGTTAAAAGGTAAAAAGAGTAACTTTGCTTTTGAAAAAAGAAAAGAATGGGTTGAGCTTATCTCCTGTGTAGACTTAGTAATACCTGAAAACACATGGGGCCAAAAAGAACAAGACGTAACAAACTACGACGTACACACTTTTGTAATGGGAGACGACTGGGCTGGAGAGTTTGACTACTTACCGTGTACTGTTGTGTACTTACCCCGTACTAGCAACATCTCGTCTACTGTGATTAGAGCAGCAACATGACAGTGCTTACTGGTAGTTTTTTTTACATTCCGTGTGATACTGTTTTCTTTAACCTGTTTGCTAAGGCTTTTTTAAAAGTGCAAAAAGATACGCACCTGAGATCAACGTACATTGTCATCTTTTTGATGCAACTAGCAAAGACATTAACTGGTGCTCAAAGAACGGCATAAGTTTGACTACAGAAATTACCCCCATTAACCTATCTACTGCTGAAGAAAAACGGGCGTTTTGGGTCAACATAAGATTTTGCAGAATTACAGATATATTTGACGATGCTTCGACTGTTATAGCTCTTGATGCCGATAGTGTAGTAGTTAACTGTATTTCCTTAGAAAAGTTTTCTAACGACATAGAAACCGACTGGGTTACTATAAGACCCAACGGCCGAGGGGCTCTTGGAGGATGTGTTGCGTTTGCACCGTTTGGTCAGTCTAGGCACGAACTAAGAAAGCGTCTAGAAGAGCAATTGCAATCCTTTGAATGGTTCTTAGATCAGCGAATACTAAACGACTTAATTAAAGAAGACGTCATAGGTACATTCTCAACTAAGTACTTAGACTGTGCATTTACTGATCAAAGTAAGATATGGTCAGGTAAAGGCAAGACTAAGTACTACAACCTAGACGAAACGCACTATGCAAGAATAAATAGATTTGCAAACGAGATAGCACTATACAACAAACCAGCGAGGTAAGAATGATACCGGTATTTTTAGGATACGACCCACGAGAAGCAATAGTTTATCACGTATGCTCAAACAGCATAATCAGAACAGCGTCGGAGCCAGTTAGCCTGAACCCACTGGCGCTGTCTACTCTAAATAATTACGACGAGCAGCACACAGACGGCAGCAACCACTTTATATACAGTCGTTTTCTTGTGCCCAGTTTAATGAATTACGAAGGTTGGGCAATCTTTATGGACGGCGATATGATACTCAGAGATGACATTGCCAAGTTATGGGAAATGCGAGACGATTCAAAAGCTGTAATGGTAGTGCAACACGACTACAAGACCAAGATGAAGAAAAAGTATCTTGGCTCACCAAACGAAGACTACCCGCGCAAAAACTGGTCCAGTGTAATTCTTTGGAACTGTGGACATCCAGACAACAAACAAATAACTCCAGAGTTTGTACAAGAATCAACAGGTGCTTACTTACATAGGTTCTCGTGGCTAGACGAGGATGAGATCGGCCAACTTCCTATTGAATGGAACTGGTTGCCGGACGAGTTTGGTGCTAACGAAGATGCTAAACTACTGCACTACACTCTAGGGGCTCCTAGCTTTCACGACTTTGCTACAACCCCTATGGGCAGTGAGTGGCATAGAGAAAGAGTGTTTACTGAGTATTGCGAACAGTTTAGGATCTAATGCTAGCAATAAACAGCAAAGACAACGAGGTAGCTGCACTAGCCGCTGGCACATCAGCCGAGTTTATCAACAGTCATCGCGACCTTAGACGCTATCCTTCAGACGTACCTGTGATCTTTAGAAGCATGTCAAAGAAAAAACTAGTTGACGTGTGCAAACAACAGCAACGTGACTTTTACTATATCGACACGGGATACATAGGCAATCACAGCGCCAGAAAATCTTGGCACAGAATTGTCAAAAATAACGTACAGCACGCCAGTACGAGATACGATTTGCCTAACGACAGGTTCAAAAGAATGTGTCTAGGAAAACCTTATATGCCTTTTGTGTCTTGGAAGCAGGGCGGTCGTTCTATCTTAGTAGTCGCACCGTCTGAGAAGCCCTGTAAGTTCTACGGTGTTAACAAAAACGAGTGGATAACCGAAACAGTAAGCAAGCTAAGTAAACATACTGATAGACCGATCGTGGTAAGAGAAAAACCAAAACTAAGAAAAGATAGGGTTCGAAACAACAGCATATTCGGTCAGTTTGAGCAGGACGATGTATTTGCTGTAGTGACATACAATAGTATAGCATCAGTCGAAGCAATAAGCTACGGAATACCTGCCTTTACAACAGCACCTAACGTAGCAGACGCCCTGTGTCTTAAAGACTTATCGCTGATAGAAACACCGTTGTACGAAGATACTGGTAAAGTAAAAGCATGGCAAAACTGGTTAGCGTATTGTCAGTTTTCTAAAAAAGAAATGGCTGACGGCACTGCTATGCAACTAATTGAAAAATATTCTATAAGATAATTATGATAGACTTTTATGTAATATACAAACCAGGTGATGCAGCCAGTGAAGAGTACTTAAGAGAGTGTCAACTTTCGGCTAGCTACTACGGAATTAATACTATACCAGTGTCAGGTGTTTACGACCGAATACCAGAACGCCTTGCTGAAGAAGCCCTGTTTCTACAGACTCATAGACCTACAGTAATAGACGATCAATCAAAACAAGGGTGTTTCTTAAGCAAGTATTATATGTGGCAAAAATGCGTAGAGCTGAATCGACCAATCGGCATTCTTGAGCATGATGCAGTCTTTGTTAGACCTTTGCCCGAACACGTTTTAGAAATATTTGACGATTACTTAAATCTTGATATACAGCGACACTACTATGATGAAAAAGTTGACGGGTACTTCGAATCGGTACTTACTCCTGCAGAGTTTGAAGTGCGTGACTTTTTGTATCACGGAAAGTGTAGAAAGCCTGAGTACATAGCTAGTTTAAAATACATTTTTCGATCTACAATACGTGGTGCACACGCTGTTATAATTAAACCTCACGCAGCTCAAGAACTAATAGACGCTGCCAAAAAAGACGGCATATTGACAGCAGACCTAATGCCATCGTTGAGGTATATTAAACTTCAATACACTGTTCCTACCTTGGCCTGCATAAATCCTAGGATGTGGGCAACTAGATTTGAACAGTCGCATACACTTAACTCAAGAGTTGACAATAAGTAGTCTAAAAAGAGTAACCTAAGTAAGCGAGGTCGTCTGCGTATATATTATCAACAAATGCCTTTGACTTCTTGTCATAATGCTCTCGGTAGTCTAGTTGCGAAGACTTGCTAACATTATCAAATCCGATCGGTTCAAAACAGTTAAAGTGTTCTTGTATCTTTACAAAATCATCATCGAAGTTTTCTACGTGAACCTTCAATGCCGTATTACGATCAAAGTACTGCACTTGTTGTCTTTTTATGTCTTTGTAGAACCAAGGACGGTCATCCATAGCAATCCAATGAGCAAATCCTTTTTCGTAAACCTCTAAGTTTCCACGCTCGGTACTGGTTAACTTTTCACCTTGTTCTATCTTATCAGTAATCAGTCTTCCTTGAAAATGAAACCAACTAAAGATTCTTATATATGGATTCCTAACCGTTACAAAATGACAAGAAGGAACTCCGTGCTTTTTAACCCAGTGTCTATAAAAATCGTGCGGTCTGTCTGTGTACTTGAATTCTAAATTATTACGTATCCAGGAGGTTACACTTGATCCCGCAGTTTTTGGAATGTGTATAAAAACTGTGTCTGTTTCTGGCATGTAATAAGGCATACTATTCCTGTTGATTTTTGCTGTGAGAGATATAGTGTATAAATCTTTTCTTTAAGAAAGGATGTTGAAACGTGTCGATAACCGTGCTTGTTAAACCGTGATCTTTACGCCATATGTTAAAGTCAATATAATTTAACTTTTCGTCGTTGCTGAGAACACGACCTATGACAAATCCGTCATAAGGTTTCCTAACGTTAAAGAGTCTGTCGGTGTTATAAAAGTCGTTGAACTCCTTTTGGAAATTTGTAGTGTGTTCGTGCTGTAGCCGAAATATCAATATTCCACTTTCTGCGTGAAGGTGGTTTGTGTTCCGGCGTTCTAACTGACACGCTAAAAAGTTATTCTTTAAGATACGATCGATTTTGGCAGCTTTTATATCTGAGATGGTTTCAACGTCACCGTCGAGCCAAATAAAAATGTCTGCATCAGTTCTTGTAAGTTCTTGGTTAATAACAAACGCTTTGTGGCTAAACTTAATAGTTAATTCTGATACATGAGGAGCTTTCTTGCGTAATGTTACATCATTTGTTGTATGCACAAGATGTTCGAAGTAGTGCTTAACTCTTTCAATAAACGCAGGATGACCAGGAAAACTTCTACTAAAAGACTTAACAGTGAAATTGCTAGGAAGATTGGGTACGTCAAAGTCAACGTATAAAGTGACGTTAGTATCTGCAGGCCAAAACTTAGCCACAGTTTCGATCCATCGTTTACCGTATAGCTCGTAGCCTTCTTCATTAAAAGTAGTAGCTAAATTTATCTTGATATCTTTCATATCAAATATTTATCATTATCTGTATGGATAAATATTTTTCGAAAGCTACCCAATTGGAAAATCAATGAAATCTGTTAGAGTATATTACGCAGGCATCCCTAAGAAAAACACCAAGCAAGAAAAATACGACGTCCTTCGAAATTTTCATCTCGGAGTACCAAACGGCTTGAGTACAGAAGTGCACGAACCTATTTGGCAACCTTCAGATCTTGCTGTTATACAAGGCTGGGTACACGACAGTCCGCAAGTTTCATCACACCTAAAATTTCGACGCGAAGTAATTCAACAACAGAAACTCAATAACAAGAGGACTATTGCAATTGACAGCAACCTCTTTCTGTACCAAGACCTAGCAAATAAGAACCAATACCTTAGATTCAGCCTCGACGGTATATTTCCTACAACCGGATGTTATTTTACAGACCGGGTAGACCCTGGTAGATGGCATAAGATTAAAAGAGACCTTGGAATAGAACTAAAGCCGTGGAGAGAAAACGGAAAGTACATTCTAATATGTTTGCAGAGAAACGGCGGCTGGAGCATGAAAGGACTAGATGTTATGCAATGGTGTCACAGAACTATTAACGAAATCAGAAAGTACACAGACCGTCCAATAGTAGTAAGAGCGCACCCGGGAGACAAAAAAGCAAGAGAGTATCTCAGACTAAACCTACCCGGAGTTAAGATCTCAAAAGGCAAAACGTTATTAGACGACTTTCACAAGGCTCGAGCAGTAGTAACTTATAATTCTAGCCCGGGTGTAGCCGCAGCAATCGAAGGCATCCCAGTTTTTGTAACAGACCCAGAGCCACGTAACAGCCAAGCCTATCCTGTAGCAAACACCGATCTAAGTTTGCTACTTGATCCTAAAAGACCTGACAGACAAGAATGGATTGAACGAATAGCTATGTCGCATTTTAACTTTGAAGACTTGAGAAACGGCACTGCTTGGAATATTATCAAGGATTATATATGAGAGAAATCGCAGTAGTTACAACCTTTAACAAGCAAGGGTTGGATACATATGGCCAGCGTATGATTGACAGCTACGAAAAGAATTGGCCAAAAGAAATTACTCTATATGTGTATGCAGAGGACTGTACTCCTAAGACTACAGCCAGCAACGTAGTAATTAGGGACCTAAACAAAGAATGTAGGTCTCTAGTAGCATTCAAAGAAAAATGGAAAAACGTACCCAAGGCTAACGGCGACATATCAAACGATCCTGTAAGAAGCAAACGTAGAGATGCATTTAAAGGATTCAAATGGGATGCAATAAAATTCAGTCATAAAGTGTATGCTATTTTTCATTGCGCAAAAACAGTAGACGCCGATGTATTGATGTGGATGGACGCTGATATGTACTGCCACTCTCCTATAAGTTTAGAAACAGTACAGGCACTAATCCCCGAAGACAAAGATCTTTGTTACATAGGAAGAGAATGCAAGTGGCCAGAGTGCGGGTTGTATACCATTAATCTACGATCAAAAAGAGGACGTCAATTTCTTAGTAGATTCCAGTGGGTTTACGACAATGCAGAAAGCGGCATCTTTAAAATGGAAGAATGGCATGACAGTTTCGTGTTTGAACAAGTCAGGCGCAAGAGTCGACTAGAGTCGTTAAACTGGACAAAAGGCTTAATCAAAGGAGAAGGTCATCCACTGATAAATTCTGAATGGGGAGCTTATCTCGACCATTTAAAAGGCGGCCGAAAAGAATTAGGCAAAAGCAAAAAAACAGACTTACTAAAACCTAGAGAAGAGTACTATTGGAAAAACCTATGAAATATGCTGCAATAACAAGTATGGACCCTAAGTACTATTGGCACTGCGGAAAGTCAATGATGTATAGTTATAAAAAGCATTGGCACGGTCTGTTTCCTTTGTATCTTTATAACGAAAACGATTTCTTTCACAAGGTAAAAACCATAAGAAATATGGGCTGGGATCTTGGTGAAGAGTACGAAAAGTTCCAAGAGCGTCATTCAGACAACGACAAAATAACTACTTTTGCAAAGAAAGGATTTTCTATAATTCATGCAATGGAAAACCTAGACTGCGAAAAACTGATTTGGATAGACGCCGACGTTATAATACAAAGCGCACCGCCAATGATGTTTTTTGACTTGATAGCACCTGACGACGTGCTCAGCACTCATTTTAGTGTATGGCACAAGTGTCCCAGCGAAGAAGATCCTAATCGTATGATGCACAGTTGCGAAACAGGCTTTTTTATTCTAAATAAGAAGCATCCGCAATTTGAAGAGTTTATGTCTACCTACAAAGACATCTATGTAAACGACAAATCAAGCGATTTGCGTAGATTCTACGACGGCGAAGTATACGGCAAAACAGTAGAAATAATGGAAGCTAAAGGTGCGAAGATGATGAATCTAAATCCAGGATGGCACAAGACACCGATACCTCGCAGTGTAATGGCTCCGTACATTAAACACTTTAAAGCAGGACTTAAAGACAGCGTAAACTTTGATGATTTAGTTGACGAAGACTAATTATGAAATTCAGCCTTTGGACACAATACGGCGCCCGTAACAGCAGACCGGTGTTTGATGCCTTTGCACAATCCCTTAAGAATCACGGATACGACTACGAAGAAAACTGTTACGATGCAGACGTAAACGTGACTTGGAGTGTGCTTTGGAACGGGCGTATGGCTCCTAACAAACTTTTGTTTGAAAGCAAAAAGCCTACAATAGTACTAGAAGTCGGCGGCATTGAGCGCGGAGTAACCTGGAAACTGGGAGTTAACGGAATCTGTTATGATAAGATATTCCCGGCAGACAATCATGACAACACCAGAGCTGTCCAGTTAGGACTCGAGCTCAGTCCTTGGAGAGAGCACGGCGAGTACATCTTAATTTGCTGCCAGAACCCAAAGAGTCAGCATTGGCAGGGATTACCGTCGCCGTGTGAATGGCTCAAGTCTACCGTAAACACTATACGTGAGTACTCTCAACACCCTATTGTAATTCGTCCTCATCCTCGTGCACCGCTAAGATGTGTGTTGCCCAAAGACGACAATGTTATATTCGAAACGCCAAAGAGAGTACAAGGTACCTATGACGACTACAACCTAGACTTTAAAGATGTACATGCAGTCGTGAGCTGGAGTTCAAATCCTGGTCCGCAGGCAGTAATCGAAGGTGTGCCAGTTTTTGTAGGTCCAGACAGTCTTGCACGTGACGTAGGTAACCTAGATATAAAATACATTGACAACCCGAAGATGCCTGACAGACAACAATGGCTCAACAACTATGCCCACACAGAATACACCACCGACGAAATTGCACAAGGCGTCCCACTAAATAACCTCTTGAAATCACTTGACTTTTGATTCGAGTTAATGTATTATGTAGTATACTTAACGAACAGAGGAATTTATGATTACAGTTTATACTATCGAAGACTGCGTCGAAGTAGTATCTGGTCTCAACAAAGATCGTTCAGAATTCAAGGTAGATTCTGCTGACACAACTGTTTTCAAGAGCATCGCTAAACAGATCAGTCGCGAAGTTGCACTAACGGATCGACAATATCTTTTGGTGCGCAGGAAACTAGATAGAGACTATTACAGGCAGCAGTTTGCTAAAAAAGGCGTTGCCAGTGAACAATATGCACAGGCTCTCGAGAATCTACGAATGGCTATTAGAGAAGTCAACCGAGACAAGAGTATCAGTCTTGTAGAGGCGCCGCCTAAACGCAATATATCGTTCTTTGGCAAAAATCCGAGTGATGTCAACGACACTTTGCCTTGGATTGAATTGAGCTTTCCTTGGACAAGTTCGCTGCTGGTTATAATTGAAAAAATTCAAAAGCAGGTTCCTAGAGAATGTTATGTGCACCTAGACGGCACAAGAGAACATTACTTTCGCTTCGACGAAACAGTAGTTTATAGTATTGTGAGCGAGTTTATAAACAAAGAGTTCGATATAGACCAAGAGCTGTTGGATTTTTACCGTGAGTTAGATCATGTGTACAACAACCTCGAGTCTTACGTGCCTGGCATAGTTGATGGTCAACTTGTTAATTTCAATCAAGAAACAGAAAACTATCTCGTTAATAAACTCGGCGAACCGACTTTAGACAACATTGTGCAATACCAAGACAGAAGTCTGCTTTTCAATATTCAAATGATCGACCAGTCACTGCTGGATCAAGCATACTGCGATGTTTCTTCACTAACTAGGAGAGTTGCATCACGCAATACATCACAGGTGTTGTTGAAGCCCGACGATTGGATTTTTGAAGACATTTTACAAACACTCAACGAGTTAAATAGGACGCCTACGTTGATTGTTTTGACTGCTGACCAAGCGTTGAAAAGATTAAGGGCAAGTCACCAGGCAGCTAAGAAATATGTAGATAACAGCGAAATCAGTGTTCTATTTCGGATGTCTAACGATGTAGATCCTGACTTTAACAAATACATAGTTGCTAATAACCTAAACAACCCGGTAACCGAAGGCACGAAAGTAGTTTACATTTGTAATGACAAGCTACCTAAGCCCCTGCTAAAAAGTGGATGGGAGCCAGACGTTGTAATAAGGTCGACTAGTGTAAGAATGCAGACTAAGCTAGAGCACTGGCTGTCTAATGCTGACTTGGTAGTTCATTACGACAGTACAGCAACTCCGTGGAATACTACGCTAAGTTCTTTTTTGGCCACAAAAGGTCGGCCATCAGTAAGGAAGGTAACAACCATATAATATGCCAAAATGTAAATTAATTATACAGGACGAGGTAAACATAAAGCTGGAAGGACTCCCAGTTGAAGTACGTCGAAAAATATCAAGCGCACTAAAGTTTGAAGTGCCGTATGCTAAACACATGCCGCAATACAAGCT